CTAGGCGAGAAGTTTGGTATGTGGCATGGTTCGCAACTCGGTATTGATGAAGCACGTAGATTAATCCCAGGAGAATCTGCAACATCATTGCAAGTGGTATCTTCAATGTTGGGTGCTATGGTTTGGGCTCTGGAGAATCCTAATCGTGGTTATGTAGAACCTGAAGAAATTGACCATAAGGTAGTATTGCAGTATGCAGATCCATACCTAGGACCAATTCCATACGTTTGGACAGAATGGAAACCAAACCAAGATAAGAATTCACTATTCTATCGTGAATATGATGCATCAAATCCATTATCCTTTGAGAACTTCAGAGTTTGGACCTAATATTGCCTTTTTGATTTTGTTATGATATAATGCGGTATGAATATTTTTTATCTTGACACTGATCCAAAACGGTGTGCTCAAATGCATAATGACAAGCACACCATAAAAATGATCTTAGAATATGCTCAACTTCTTTCTACTGCTCATCGTGTGCTTGATGGCACTCAATCTACTCGCCTCTCTAAGACTGGTAGAAAACAAACTACATTCGTTCTTCCTGACGACCGTGAACCTATTCTTTATTCTGCTACTCATATCAATCATCCTTCAGCCATTTGGGTGAGGCAATCAAAATCCAACTATGATTATTTGTATTGGTTGTTCTACTGGCTTTGCCGTGAATATACATACCGTTATGGTAAACTTCATGCAACTGACTCCAAAATGTCCGAGCATTTAGTCCAATCTCCACAGAATATCGGTCATGGTGAATTCACAGAACCAACACCAGCCATGCCAGATGATGTAAAAGTTGCAGGTAATTCACTTGCTTCATACCGTAATTATTACCGTGAATACAAACAACATCTACTGTCATGGAAAGGCAGAATAAATAGTAGACCTACCCCACAATGGATTTTCGACCCGGAGTTAAACAATGCCTAATTATGTATTTCTGAATAAAGATACAAATGAAATTGAAGAACACGTTATGTCATATAAAGTGTTAGATGAATTCAAAGATCAAAACCCCCACCTTGAAAGATACTTCTCAGTTGAAGGCCTTGCCGGTCTTGGTGATGGTGCTCGAATGAATGTTCCTGGTGTGGGACAACCTCACATGGCTTTCGAACGTAATGTCATTCAACGTATGAAAGAGACAATACCTGGCAACACAATGTCAGGCCACAAGACTAAATTACCGAGAGAGTGGTAATGAAAATACAGCAAGTTCCTGCACTATTTTTACCTAAAAGGAGTCCTGATGTCAAGAGTTCCTTAGTAAATTCTCCCACCAAAAAGAAAAAATCTAATAACGGGAGAACGAATGAGCAAAAAAAGAATGATGCCAAAGAGTGTTCGCATTTATTACGAACAGACAAGGAAACAACGGTTGCTTAAAGAGTTGGCCGAATATGCTAGATATATGCGAGAACGTGAATTAGAAGAAAATAGATTATACAACGGAAAAGATTAATGGACATTAATTACGATTATATATCATTATTCAAATATGATATTAAAAACATAAATGAGTTACTATCCAAAATAGACGCATCTCTTTGGGATATTAATGATCTACGTCAACGAATGTTTGCTGTACATAATAAAACCAAATCAATCGTGTATGTCTGGAGTGATTTTTCCGATGAAACGTATGATAATGTACAGGTATTAATACCCAGTACTGATGGATTACATCAAGAAGTTTGGAAAATAGCCCATGAAATATTGAATCGTTATAAGGAAGGCAAAATCACTAAATTAATGTTAGCTAAATTGAATTCCAATAGTGATATACCCGAACATATGGATATGGGTAATTTAACTAAGATACATAGGATACATTTACCTATCAAAACAAATAAAAAATGCATTTTCAGTATAAACGGCAATGCATACAATTTTGAAGAAGGTGAAGTTATTGAAATAAATAACCAAAGACCTCATGCGGTTCAAAATGGTGAAGAAGAAAGAATACATTTAATATGTGATATATTAGGAGATATGAAATGAATGATGATAATATTTTGAGAATAGTTGGCCAAGATGGATCTTTAATGCATTTCGATAAGACCACAAATAAACCAATAGAATCAATCAGAAACCATATGAATTTATCTGATGTAAATCAAATGGGATATTTTGGTAATATTTGGGTAAGGTCGCATACATTTGCAAAAGTCGGGGATACAAACGGTGAAGGTCATAAACACAATTTTGATCATGTAACTTTACTAGCTGTAGGTAGTGTTCTCGTTGAAATTGAAGGACATGAACCAAAAAGATTTGATGCACCAACATTTATAGTTATTGATAAAAATAAAGCGCATAAATTTACATCACTAACAGATAATGTGGTTTATTATTGTGTATTTGCTGTGAGGGATATTAACGGTGAAGTGACAGACATATACGGCGATAGTAATTCTCCTTATTGTCCAAATTTTTCCGATATAACGGACGAAGAAAAACAAAAATTAAAACAGGAACTATAAATGGCAAATTTAACGATAACCGTAACCAACCCAAACGCTAGTAATACATCCAATCAGAAATGGATGTTTTTACATTCACCATATGCTGAAGAATTTTGCACTTCAACTGAAATGATTGATGTGATATTACCTGCCAGGTCATATATTTCTGGGTTACCTGGTTTTCAATCATTATCAACTACCGCAAATAATACTACTATTTCCATAAATTATACATTCGACACAGCAAATAATGCTGATGCTGCATATTCCATTATATACAATAAAAATCCAAATGTGACAATAAACACCACATTAACAAATGCTCAAACACTAATTACAAATTATAGAACATCTGCTAATTGTGGATATATTGTAACCCAAGAAACTTTATCCTAATCAATTTAAATTATTATGTTTAATTTTTGCCCACCAGTTGACCTGGTTGATTTGAAATCCACTACACTACCATCAGGAGGTAGATTTTATACACTACCTGATGGCACCAAACTACCTTCCGTAACCACCGTAATGGGTGCACAGAAAAAGGACGCCATTATGAAATGGCGCAAACGTGTTGGTGATGTAGAAGCAAATAGAATATCTAAAAAGGCGACCAGCCGTGGCAATGGCGTACATACGTTATGTGAGAGGTATCTGAAAAATGAATCTCTAGGTGAAATTATGCCAGATGCCAAAGAGATGTTTATTGATATGAAACCTACTCTGAATAGGATCAATAACATCCATTATCTAGAGACCGCATTGTGGTCTAAAAAACTAGGTATGGCTGGTCGTGTAGATTGTATCGCTGAGTTTGATGGTGTTCTATCAGTGATCGACTTCAAGACTTCCAAACGCATTAAATTGGTGGAAGACATTGAGGATTATTTCTGGCAGACATCATCATACTCATTGATGTATGAGGAATTGGTCGGTAAACCTATCAACGATTTGGTCATTATCATGGCCGTAGAAGATGTCGGATGCCATGTATTCCATCAAAAAGTAGAGGACCACATAGAGGGTTTGGTCAAAGCAATCCAATTTTACAGGAACAGCTTGCCAAAAAAATAAATATATAATATAATACGATTATAGTTGTATGAAGTTAACAGAAAGGTATTTTGGACGGGGGTGCGAATCCCCCCATCTCCACCAAAAGCATACTCCCTCGGAAAGTAGTTACCCGAGTGAGCACTAGACCGACTTAACTAATCGGGAGTTCTTGGTAGTGTGCTTTTGATGGGGATGCATAGTTTCGACAGGGTAACAAGTACGAAGATGGACAACTCGACACAGATAGTCGTAAAAAGTAAATGTAAGTAACTGCAAACGAAGAAATTTTTGCATTGGCAGCCTAAACGCTGACTAGGGTTTGCTCGTAGGTTTTCCTAGTAACAGAATAAGCCTACTATTTTTCAACTTAAGGAGTAAATATGAAGAAAACGTTATTGGCCACTTTATTGGCTACATTTGTATTAAGTGCAAGTGCATTAGAGTTGGGTGTTAACGCTTCTAGTGATAGAAACGATGCCGACCACAAAGATGCTGGT